CTTTTTTGCACACATCGGAATTTGGGGCTTTTTGGGTTAGGCTAGGGATTGGCGCTAGTTTGGCTCTGAAACGGGCTGTGTGGCGTTTTGACGGCTTTTGATGTTTGAAGGGTATAGATGTGGCTAATCAGCCTAAACCAGCCGAATTGAAGATTCTGCAGGGTAATCCTGGCCAGCATAAGATTCGGACTAATGATGCGCTTGCGCCTTTGGAGTATGGCTATCGTGAGCCTATCCGGCCTTTGGGTGAGCATGGCAAGGTTTTTTGGGATTCGGTGTTTGGTGTTGGTGAGTTGTGGATCAGCATTAAGACTGACACGCAGTTGGTGCAGTTGTTGGCTGAGCAGATTGACCGGCGCGAGAGCCTGCGCGATTATGTGGCTAATCATCCTGACGAGTGGCACATGACTAAGCAGCTGAACGATGTTGAAGTGCTGATTGTGAAGAACCTGAGTTTGCTTGGGTTTACTCCGGCTGACCGGACAAGGCTTGGCCTTATCAGCACTAAGACTAAATCAAAGTTGGAAGAATTGATGGCTTTGAAGGCTAAGAAGCAAAGTGAGTAGTTGGCCGCCTGCGTGGTTGACACCGGTTGACCCTGCGGCTATTGCCAGGGGCGATGGTGAGTTTGCTGGCTTGTTTGCTGAAGCGTTTGGTTCGATTGGTAAGGATGGCATTGCTGGTCGTGCTGGTGAAGCGTTGCGACTTCGCGACTGGCAGAAGGAATTGCTGAAGTGCCTTTATGCGCGTGATGAGAACGGTGGTTTGGTTGCGCAGACGGCTTTGATTGGGATGCCACGCAAATCGGGCAAGTCGGCTTTGGCATCGGCGGCTATTGGCCTTTATTCGCTCATTGCTGAAGGCATCAATGGTGGTGAAGTGATTGCTGTGGCTGCCGAAAAGGAACAGGCTCGCATCGTATTCGGTGAAGCGAAACGCATGGTCGAAAATAGTGAGCTGCGCGACATGGTGCAGGTTTACAAAGATTCGATTTATGTGCCTGACACTAACAGCGTGTTTCGCGTGGTCAGCGCCGAAGCCTATTCCAAAGAAGGTTTGAACCCTAGCCGTGTGATCATGGATGAGCTTCATGCTCATAAGAATCGTGAATTGTTTGATGTGTTTAGCCTGGCTATGGGTAACCGTGGCAAGATTGGGCAACTCGTCGCTATTACGACTGCTGGTGTGAAGTCGGACAGCACCGGTCAGGACTCGGTTTGTTATTCGCTTTACAATTACGGCAAGCGTGTGGCCACAGGTGAAATAAATGACCCGAATTTCTTTATGGCTTGGTGGGAAGCGCCGCCGGAAGCAGATCACCGGTTGCCGGAAACTTGGCAGGCCGCTAACCCTGGCTTTGATGACATTGTGAGCCGCGCCGATTTTGAATCTGCGGTGAAGCGCACACCGGAAGCCGAGTTTCGCACCAAACGGCTAAATCAGTGGGTTTCTTCTCAGTTGTCGTGGTTGCCGTCAGGCACTTGGGAAGGTTTAGCCGAACCTAGACCGTTAGACCCTGATGCAGAATACATTTTGGGCTTTGATGGCTCGTTCTCAGGTGACACGACTGCCATCATCGGTTGCACTATCCCGAATAAGGATGAGAAGGCGCATTTGTTTATGGTGAAGGCTTGGGAAAAGCCTGCCGGTGCTGATGATTCGTGGCGTGTCGAGATTCAAGAAGCTGAGCAGGCTATTCGTGAGTTTTGTGCCGCGTATAAGGTTCGTGAGGTGGCTTGTGACCCTTATCGTTGGCAGCGTTCGATGGAAGTTTTGCAAGAAGAAGGAATCCCAATTGTTGAATACCCTACGACGAATGCTCGGCGCATGGTTACGGCTTGCGCAAAGTTTTATGATGCGGTCACCGAAAAACGATTGACTAATGATGGTGATCCGATGGTTAGCCGTCATTTTGGTAATGCTGTGACTAAGGCCGATAACTTGGGTGTGCGCATCGTGAAAGAAAACCGAAATTCAAATCGCCGAATTGACTGTGCTGTTGCAGCTATTGCTGCTTATGACCGTGCTTCGGCTAAACTAGAAGAACAGGTTATTCCTGAGTTCTTCATGTAAAGGCGTGTAAATGTTTGCCACTATTTTTCAGGCGGCTGGTGTGGCTTTGGTGGCCATCGGTGTTGGCCTAGTGTTTCCACCGGCAGGGCTTGTTGTGGCTGGTGCTGGTGTGTTTGTTTTCGGGTTGGCTATGGAACGAGGCACTAAGTAATGTTGGGCAATTTGTTTGAGGCTCGTGGCGGCGCTGAAGGTGAAAACCGTGCCATTTCTTTTCAGTCAATTTGGGGTGCTGGTGATTCGCTTGCTTGGCAGTCTGATTCGGGTGCGAATGTAACACCTGATTCTTCGTTTGGCATTTCGGCTTTTTATGCAGCCGTGAACCTGATCAGCGGTTCAATTTCGACTTTGCCTGTGGATTGTTTTTACAAGCTCAATGGTGAGCGCAAACCGTTCAGACCTAAGCCTGAGTGGGTCAATAAGCCTGATGTGGATTTGATTTCGGCACAGGCTCACTGGCAGCAGGTGCTGATTAGCCTTTTGGTTTGGGGTAACAGTTACACTCGCATTTTCCGCGACAAGGCTGGCAACATTGTCAACTTGGTTGCACTTGATCCAACTTTGGTAAATGTTCAGCGAAATGCCATTGGTCGCAAGATTTATACTTACACTGGCGAGATTGACAAGGCGCTAACTTCTGACGATGTGTTGCATATTACGGATATGTTGTTGCCTGGTGCGGTCAAGGGCAAAGGCCGTGTTGAAGCACTAAAAGAAAACATCGGTTTGGGCATTGCTTTGCAGGCTTTTGCAGCTCGATTCTTCGGTGGCGGTTCACAGGTCGCAGGCATCATTGAGTTTCCTGGCAACTTGGCTAAAGAGCAGGCTAAGGCTTTGGCTGACGGCTTCGATTCTCGTCATGGCGGTTATCGTAAGGCGCACAGAACCGGCGTGTTGTCGGGTGGCGCTAAATACACCAAAGTTGGTTCGACTCCTGAAGAATCACAAATGTTGGAGTCACGCAACATGGCTGTGGTTGACATTGCCAGAATGTTTCAGATTCCGCCGCACCTTCTAGGTGTGCCTGGCTACAATTCTCACGCGTCAGTCGAACAAATGACCCAAGATTTTGTGACCTATACGCTCCGGCCATTTGTAGAAAAAATCGAAGTTGGCTATTCGACTTTGTTGCCTGGTGGCGCTTACCTGAAATGGAATCTTGATGGCCTGATTCGTGCGGATTTCCAAACACGTATGTCGGCCTATTCGACTGCTAACCAGACCGGTTGGCTATCGTTGAACGACATTCGTCGCCTTGAAGATTTTGCACCGATTGATGGTGGCGATGTTTACCGTGTGCCTTTGGCCAACGTCAACTTGAACGCCGCTGATCTATCAGCTCAGGAGGCGAAGGTTGCGATGGCTCAAAAGTTGATTCAGGTTGGTTTTGACCCTGCTTCTGTTTTGGCGCAGCTTGGTTTGCCTGCGATGACTCACACTGGCGTTCCTTCGGCTCAGTTGCAGCAGGTTGCTTTGATTGACCCTGAGAATCCGAGCAGCGTTTACTAATGCCAATCAGTTCGGGGCAAATGATTGTTAGTCAAACTGCGGTGCAGATTGATGGCACGGATAATCAGCCTTATCGTTTGCATTTGAATAATAATTCGGCCACGACCGTGCTTTATGTGGGTGGCGATTCTGGTGTGACAGTTAGCACAGGTTTGAAGTTAGCGGCAAATGACAGCATGGATTTGATGATGAACGCAAATGACAGTTTGTGGGTTATAAGTTCAAGCAATAACCATGACATTTCGTGGCTGAAGCAGGTTTACTAATGCCGTATTACATCACGCAAGATAAAACACTCACTGATTGTCCTGCATGGGCGCTTATCAAGAAGCTGCCGGATGGTTCGGTTGAGAACGTTGCTTGTCATCCGACTAAGGACTCGGCTATTGCTCAGATGGTGGTTGTGTCGAACGCTGAAGGCATGAAACCTTTGGGCGAGTATGTGGGCATGGGTGAGCGTTCAACATCCGGCAATCAAGCCGTCATTTCGGACATTGATGACACGCTAATTCATCACAATCAGCAGATTGCTGATGTTGTGGACTTTGTTGAAACCCGTGATGTTGCCATTTTGTTGGTCACTGGCCGTTTGGAAAGCACCAGGC